GACCTTGAATCTCTGAAGTCACCCCAACTCCACAGCAAGTATCTCAACTTGCTACACGACGAGTCTCTATCTCTGCATAAGGCAACTATAGAACAAAAAGAACTTCGTCGCCTTAAGTGGGAATACTATCTCGGCAAGATGGATCAAGAAACCCTTGATGAGAAGGGGTGGCAACCATTTGGTCTAAAGATTCTTCGCACAGATATAGATGTTTACCTTGAATCAGATAAGGATCTTCTCCGTATGGAGGCTCGTATTCATTATCTCAAAGAAAAGGTGAAGTATATCGAATCCGTATTACAGTCTATTGGAAGACGAGGATGGGATATCAAGTCTGCAATAGAATGGAAGAAGTTCATGAGTGGCGCATGAAAATAGTGACTGAAGGAATTCATAGGGTATATCTGCGACAAGCATATATCCACGCACAAGCCAAAAGTCAAGACACCAATACTCAAGTTGGTGCTTTGATAGTATTTCCTTCGTCGGGAATCATATCAGCAGATGTAAACAGATACCCATCATTAAAAGAACCTGATGGACAACTCAAATATGATTACATTGAACATGCAGAAAGAGCAGTAATTTATAGGTGTGTGAGTAAGGGTCTTACCACTCTGAACACCCACATGTATTGCCCTTTCATTAGTTGTCCCGATTGTGCAAGAGCCATTGTCCTGTCGGGAATAAAACGAGTTGTTGGTCACAAGACTATATGGGATAAAATCCCCAATCGGTGGCAGGAGAAATGCAATATCGGAGTCAATATACTTGAATCCGCGGGTGTTGAAGTTCTTCTCTACGATGGCAAAGTCCTAAACGATGGAGAGTTTAAGATTCGTTTCAATGGAGAATCTATCGAACCATAAAGAATGATAAATAGTAGAAAACCCCTGCGGTGTTGGACCACCCAGGGGCATGGCACAGAGAGAAAGGACAATCCATGCATACTATCTATCTCGTCCGCAAGGATGACAAACCCGTTTATGTTGGGTATACCAGCAGATCCATTGAGAAACGCTGGAATAAACACATCAAAGATTCTACAAAAACTCCAAAGTATCCATTACACCATGCCATCAAGAAGCATGGTGTTTCTGCTTTTACAATAGAAACTCTATATGAGTCTGAGGATGGTAAACATACCCTGAACTATATGGAACACCACTACATTTGGTTGTATAGAACGCATTGGGAGAATGGTGGATACAATCTCAGTATAGGTGGGGAAGGTGGTGGAAAAGGGCTGACTGATAAAGAACGAAGGGCGAGGATTAATGCTCGCAATAAGGCTTGGCGAAAAGTAAACAAAGACATTGTTAATGCAAGAAATAGGGCTTGGTATAAAGCAAATAAAGACAAGGTAAAGGCTACGAAGAATGCTTATCGTCAAGCGAATAAGGAAAAAGTTGCTGATAGACAAAAGTCTTGGTATGAAGCGAATCGAGACAAGGTGAGAGGTTATGAGAAAGTTTGGCGAGATGCCAACAGAGACAAGATAAGGGCTTACCGAGAAGCCAGAAAAATGCAATACTAAACGACTATACATATTTTCATGGATACATTGGTTCTAGAAGATGTTGATTCAGTATTCATTCGTGTAAGATGTGAGCGCGGCACCGCAAAGGAGTTGAGCGATTGCTTCTCCTTCAAAGTTCCGAACCACAAGTATATGTCTCGCTTTCGCAAATCGCGATGGGCTGGAGACATCAAACTCTACAATATAGGAAAAGCCACAATCTACAAAGGTCTGAAGAACTATGTCACCAAGTTCGCAGCAGATCGCGGATATCATCTTGACAACCAACTCAAGTCAAGTCCAAGCAAGCCTCTGACCGCAGAGCAAACTGATCTACTGTTTGACAAGTATGTTGGCAAGACATCGGGAATCCCGTCTCTTCATGACCACCAACGAGAAGCCATAGTAAAGGCATCAGAAACATCTAGAATCCTTCTCGTATCTCCGACGGGAAGTGGCAAGTCTATGATCATCTACATGCTGGTGAGGCATCTGCTTGAGCAGACGGAGGGTAAAATACTCATCGTCGTACCAACTATAGGATTGGTTACTCAGATGATGAGCGACTTTGAGATCTACTCCAATGGAACCGATTGGAAAGTTTCCAAAAACTGCCATGGAATCTACGCAGGACAAGACAAAGAAACAAGTAAGCGCGTTGTTGTGACAACATGGCAGTCTGTATTCAAGCAACCAAGATCATACTTTGAGCAATTCACCGTTGCATTCGGAGACGAGTGCCATATGTTCAAAGCAAAGTCTCTATCGGGTATCATGGAAAAACTCACCAACTGCGACTATAGAATAGGAACAACTGGTACTTTAGATGGAATGCAATGTCATAAGTTGATAATCGAAGGTCTGTTTGGACCTTCATACCATGTGACATCAACTAAGAAACTTATCGACAAGAACATCTTGTCTCGTTTGAAGATCGACACGATCATGCTACAATACGGAGACGAAGAACGTCGATCCGTTAGCAAATATACCTATAGTGATGAGATGTTGTGGCTCATTCACCACGACAAGAGAAACAGATTCATCGTTGATCTAGCATCTCGTTTGAAGGGAAATACACTCATACTATTTCAGTTTGTTGAGAAGCATGGAAAATATCTACACCATCTAACATCACAAACCGATAGAAAGACATTCTTCGTGCATGGAGGCACAGAGGCAGAGGACAGGGAAAAGGTAAGAAAGATACTTGAAGAGAATGATTCATGCATAGTAGTTGCTTCGTATGGCACATTCTCAACAGGTATATCAATCAAGAGACTTCATAACATCATATTTGCATCACCAAGCAAATCAAGAGTTAGGGTGCTGCAATCTATTGGAAGACAACTTCGTGTTTCGGAACATAAAGACTACGCAAAACTTTACGATATTGGGGATGATTTGTCATGGAAGAGCAAAAAGAACCACACACTTCGGCATTTTGCGGAACGAATAAAGATCTATCGGTCAGAAAACTTCGACTTCAGACCAGTGCTACTAAAGATGGAGAATCTACCATGAGCGAATACATCTTGATCAAGTTGAGATCGGGTGAGGAGATAATCGCCAGCGTTCTTTCCAAGAACCGTAGCAGCATGAAGATTTCTCGCCCGATGATCATCAGACAGGTTCCATTCATGGATCATACCAATGGTTCGCTCAAGGCAGCATCAGTCATGGAAAACTGGATCGGAAGAACGAATGAGAACGAGATCAGCATCCCAAATAGTTGGGTTGGTGTGAAGATGTCTCCCAACCAAGAGATCATCGATGCATATGAGAAGTATAAGGAACGAGAAGATAACCCGTCACTTCCACCATTAAAGGAACAACCGAAGACTCTGCGTGAGGAAGTTGATGAAGAAAAGAAAAGAGAAATGGAAGAGTATGAAAAGGAAGTTACTCGACTGATGAAAGAGATGTCTGCTGATGCTGGCATCTTCCCTCCTATGCAAGACATGTCTAACTTTGATGCAACGATCAATTCGCAACTCAATCCAAAGGATCCTGCTGGCAAGGAAGTCATTGTTGTCAATTTCATGATTCCTGCCAAGATATTCCGTAATCTTGTTGAGGAAGGCTTCATCGAAGATCTCATGACTGCTGGTATGAATGTTGATGACGAAGATGACGATGATCTTGAGGACGATGTTGATCCATCAACTCGTAAACTAAAAGACGATCAAGGTGTTCGTGATACAGAAGATACTAACTGGGGTAACAGTCTTAAAGACTGGAGTCCAGATCCAAAAGACTATCTGTAATACTTAAGTAATAGTGTTCTGAAAGAACACTTCTTGATGAAACACGACACAGTCAAGTTACATACTTCGTTTTCAACTGTCAAGACCTTTCCAAATAAATCAATTACCACGCTTGCTTATGTTGATAACTGGTGTATGATGTTGTCACAATGAAAGGTATACAACATGAACGAACAAGGTCACTACATAGACAACAAAATATTTTACGAAGAGATGGTGAAGTGGAAGAAGGAATGCAATAAAGCCAAAAGAAAGAAACTGCCACAGCCACCAGTAACCGAGTACATAGGCAAGTGCTTCCTTGCCATCGCAGAGCGATTATCGTACAGACCAAACTTTATAAACTATCCTTATAGAGAAGAGATGGTTGGGGATGGAATAGAGAACTGCCTGATGTATGCAGCAAACTTTGATCCAACGAAGTCAAAGAATCCATTCTCGTACTTTACACAAATAATCTACTATGCTTTTGTTCGTAGAATACAAAAGGAAAAGAAGCAGAATTACATCAAGTTCAAGAGCATAGAAGTGGCGCAGTTGAACGGGAAGATTCCCAACTGGCTCAAGAATGTTTGTTATGATGAAAACAAGGTTCAGGATTTTTTCAAGTCTCTTGCTTTGTCGGAGACTGACTTGAAGAACTTTGAGACTTCTCCAAAGAAGGAACCCAAGACAGAAACAAAGACTGTTGTAAAGAAAGCCGCCAAGAAGAGCAAGAAGAAATGAAGATTTGCGTAATAACGGACACCCATTTTGGTGTAAAAAATGATGACCCGATCTTCCTTGAGGCATATCTTTCCTATTTTGAGGAACAGGTTTTCCCTTATCTCACCAAGAAGGGAATCAAGACCGTCATTCATATGGGTGATGTACTTGATCGCAGAAAATACATAAACTTCAATACGCTACACAATGTTCGACGGAGATTTACTGAGTGGTTCTCCAAGAACGGGGTTGAAGTTCATTGTGTCATCGGAAACCATGATTGTTATTGGAAGAACACCAATCAGGTCAATTCTGTTGTTGAAATATTTGGTGATACATTCAAGGTCTATGAGAAACCAACCGATGTTATGTTGGGTGGTGTGATTTGTGGATTTGTTCCATGGATTGCGAAGGACAATGCGGCAGAGGTATATGAGTATCTCAAGAAGAGCAGTGCTGATATGCTTTTTGGACACTTCGAACTAACGGGATATGAGGTGGTTCGTGGTGTGAAGCACGAAGGTGGATTGAATCCATCTGTGCTTTCTCGCTTCAAGCAAGTGTATTCAGGACACTTTCACTGTAAACAGCAGAACGGGAATGTCCACTACCTTGGCACTGCTTACGAAATGTTCTACTCTGAGGCAACGGAAACCAAGGGTTTTCATGTCTTGGACACGGAAGATGGCTCATTAGAGTTCGTTGAGAACACCCGAAAGTTGTACAAGAAGATATCTTACAATGAGAATCTTGACAACCTTGGTCACGGAAACTTCAACTTCTCTACTTACAAGGACTCTTTTGTGAAATTGGTGGTTTCGTCAAAGAAGAACACTGCCAAGTTTGATATGTTCTGTGACAAACTCTTTGATTCAGGAATCTACGATCTACAAATCGTGGAGAAACTTGAGGAAGAGGAACAGGTTGAGGATGAGTTTGTGTCGGAAAAGGAACTTTCCAAGAACACCATTGAACTCATCGACGGCTACATTGATGAACTGAAGGTCGATGATGGATCATCCCTAAAGTCCTTGATGCGAGAACTTTATACTGAAAGTTTGTCTCTCTAGTTTCCTAAATAATAGGCAACTAGGAGACATGAAATGGGTAGAGTTCTTACTTCTGAAGATTTGAGAAATTGGTTTAGTAAATCCCACCCAGAGGGTGGTTGGAAGCGAATCAATTCCAAAGGTGAAGCGATTGGTCCCTGTGCCAGAGAGCCTGGTGAACCAAAGCCCAAGTGCATGTCCAATGAAAAGAGAGCCATGCTTTCCAATAGTGAGAGAGCATCGGCTGTCCGTGCAAAGAGAAAACACGATCCAAATCCAGAACGAAAGGGTGAGCCAATAATGGTATCTAATTTTGGCAAGGGGAAGATTACTGAAGAAAATGAACCAACCAACAAGGAACTTTGGTCTAAGATCCAATCATTAGTTTCTGGTAAGGTTGCAAGCATCGAATATAACGGAAAGACTATAGAAGGACCAAACAACGGAAAAGGTTTCCGTGTTCACCCAAGTGCATACTCCAACGGATGGGCATCTGCCAAATACAAGGAACTTGGTGGCGATTGGAAGACCGTTAAGGAAGGCAGATACAACTTCAATGGCTTTGTTGATAGAGAACAAATACTTTCTGAAATGAAAACTTTCGGTGAGGTCATTGGCAGAACCGCAGCAGTTGTGGTTGAGAAATACATCGTCCAAGACAATTTGAAGTCCGGTGTTGGTGCAGATGAACTTCGTTCTTATGCAAAGAAGTTCGGTGCCAAGACAAAGTCACAGAAGGAAACCACTGAGTTCATGTTCGATGACGAGAACGCCGCAGACTCTTTCATGAAGGCTATTACGGGTAAAAGCCTTGCCGAGGCAAATGACTGTGAAGGTAGACAGGCTGGAAAGCCATGGAGAACACCAGGAGAGAAGAAGAAGTTTGCCGTTTGCGTAGACAACAAGATTGTTCGCTTCGGTGATCCTGGTCTTTCGATCAAGCGAGATCAACCAGGTAGATTGAAGAACTTCCGAGCGAGACATGGTTGCGATAAGGGTGGCATCTCAAGAGACACGCCAAAGTACTGGTCGTGTCAGATGTGGCGTAAGGATAAGAGCGTGACTGACCTCACACAGGGGGAATAATGGCTTTAGTTGAGCAAGACTTTTTGGTTGAGCAAGGTTCTACATTCATTCTTCAGTTTGATCTGAAGAAAGATGATGATACCGCATTGACCACAACTCAAACCAATCAGTACACGACAATCGCAACTACAACAGATATAAGCCTTGGAATGAAGGTACGAAAAACAAAATATGGAACAAATACACCCATACTAGGAATAACATACAACGCAGTTTTGCAGAGCAATGTTGAAAGCACTCAAGGGAATACAGTTGATGGATTTTATTTTGATTCGGAAAATCAAGGTAGAGTTAAGTTTGTTATCTCTTCAACTACAACTGCTTCATTGAAGTATGGAAAATACTTTTATGATATTGAAGTTATTCAAACTAAGGGAAGTGGTACAGAAGTGACAAAGGCTTTGTCGGGTAGAATGGAAATTGAAGCGGAGGCAACGAACTAATGCCAGCATTACACACAGATCTATCTGTTGAACAAGGTTCTACATTTGTACTTGAGTTTCAGGTGTTTACAGATGAACTTCAGCCTTTGTCTCTTTTGACATCAGAGATAAATGCATTTGGTACGTTGGTGTATTCTATTGATGACTATAATGTTCGAATGAAGATTAGAAAATCGAAGTATCGCGATCCAATTCTATTTACCATAGGAACAACCATGACCTACGCATTTCAACCAGGCAGCACTCAAGGATTTGTGCAGAATGGTGTATTTTTACTTGGTGGTGCGACTGGATTCATGCGCCTTGTTTTGACGGCAGATACAACAGCCGCATTTAAGGCGGGTAGATATTTTTATGATATGGAACTTATTCAGAATGTAAGTGGTGGAGAAATAGTAAGCAAACTTCTTTCGGGAAAGATGGAAGTTGAAGCGGAGTCAACGAGATGAAGATAACGAACATACGAGTTCTAAACAACTACAAAGTCAAGTTGACAAATGCAAAGTTGTCTGGAGTTAACTCTTCGCAGAGTTCTATATTTGAACAAGGAACTCGTATTCCCACTATTATTACAGAAACACCAAACGTAGAGTTTCAAGAGAAATTTGATAGGGTGTTTAATTATCTCATAAGCAGATATGAGCCGGGTTGGTCTGCTGCAACTTTTGATCTTGGTAAAGCCGCCACGAGGCAGTTGCTTGGTATTTCTAGTGCTATAAATCCGCTTGTTTTAGGTGGTACTGTAGAAAATGCGTTCAACTATTCAACAAATTCAGATGAAGGGTGGTTTGATCCTCTAACACACCCAAAAGATTTTGCGTCCGCTGTTCGCTCTGCATACAAGAAGTTTGAACGGGCAAGAAGTCCACAGAGAGCGGCGAATAAATTTGTTCAGTATAATTTAAATGGAATATTTTCTCAGGACTTCTTATTCAATGGTGGTAATGCTTTCTTTGGATATCACCCAAAGTTTGATTGGTATCCTGGAAATTCTTTACCACAACAGATTCATATGGGGTATAGCGCAAACTATGACAACTGCATTCGTCGTTCGATGATTCATAGTCCATACGGGAACCTAAGCACCCCAATGAATTTTTACTTTGGAAACTGGAGAAGGTATCCTTGGTTAACTGACAGATATACGGCAGAGGCATTTCAATTCGACATGTATTTGTTAATGCGAGAAAATACAACAGTAAGAGATTTACTGTCCAATCACACCGTGGGGAGGTCTGGTGAATTTGGGGTTATTGTTGATGGTGTAACAGATATTCATTTGAATACTCTTTATAGGGGTGTTTGTTTTGGTGCTGGTGTGATATCAATAGTACCATTCGATGATTACGGTAGAACTGGTGGGGGTTATTCCGCTGATAGAGTATTGGTTGGTTCGCCGTGGATTCGATTCCCCGATGCAATCACATATTCGTCTTGGTGGGGGAATGCCAATGAACGGGCTGGTCTTTGTTTTCATTATGATAGCCTATTGATGTTTAATGGTAATACATTCCCATCAGATCCACAGACTCTTTCAGAACTTGCTGCAAGATCACCAATGTCTGATGTGGTAGGACTTTCTTATGGATATGGAGAAACTCTTCTTGAATCTCTGAATCAACTTTCAGAGACGTGGGGAAACTCCATGGAATTCATCGCATATCTTGGATGCCTTCCTTATGGAACCGGCTTTGAAATGAGAATTCCATTTGCACTCTACAAAGATCCAACTATTGCTGGAAATAAGAACTATTTCAAGTGGAGACTTGATGCGTCTGTTTCCCACTGGAAGGAAAAGTTTAAGTCTCCTTTCGATGGCTTTGCTCATATTGTGATGGATGCAAGCGCAGTCGTGGAAAGAACATATCATCGTTGGCAAGAACCTGGATTTACGCTTTGGACGAATATTGCAAGTTCTGGAGCAAGTTATGTTGAAAATATTCCAGTAGAATGGGCAAGAGATCAATACAACTATACTTTTGGAAACTCTGGACCAAATGCAAACAAGGGAGTTATTCTTGGTGTTGAAAAGTTTGCGGAATACATGTTCAAGGATGATGTTGGATTAGTATATCCAAATAGAAATGATCAGAGAAGATTTCCCGGAGACACAAATCCAAGACACTGGTGTCTTGATGATGATAAGGCAAGTGATCTTTTCTCTACTGCAAACGATGTGTTATTGGGGCAGAGAAAATGGACTACTGCATACTCAAACTCTGTATGGGGTATGGGTGTGTGTGGAAGTAGTAAACTCGGGGAGATATTTGTTGTATCCACACCAGAGTATCTTTCCGACACAAGTAAGTCTGCGATGAGTGCATTTTCATGCTTCTATAATACATTCATAGAGGTTGAGAACGATGGGGATATCAAGTGGAAGAGAGTTCCTGAAACGATATTTAACAACGGTAATGATGGCGTTCCTTGGATACATGATAGGCGGTTCCGCCTGTTCTATCTTTATCCAACTATGCTTGCTTTAAACACAACTATTGTTGACTATTTCCATGATGGAATTGGATACTACAATCACTTAAATAAGTCTGGGTGGTATGACAAGACTCTTGGTATTTTCTTTGAATCAAATATGGAATCGAGTGGAAGAGGCACGGTTGTCTCCAATTTCCCATATGCAAACAGAAGAACTCCAACAAAGCCACCTCAGAATTTCTGGACTGGAAATGCTCGCACATCTGAATTCGAACTTCTTTATGCTTGCATGAAGGGTGGAATAACAGAGGGTCTTGATTCTTTGTATTTCAACGAACTTTACGAAGAACTTGTCAATGGTTTGATTGAGCCACCTGATACATCAAGGACTGGATTTTTTAGAGCATTAGATTTCGCTGTTTTTGCCGCTTCATGGGGTTCTGCCAATACAGGATCGGATGGACAATCTTTATATCCAACCATTGTTCCGCTGGTTCACCCAAGAAACTTTACTTCCCCAACAGTAGATGAAAATACCTATCGTTATCAGAGTGGTGACGCGGGAAATACTTTAGGACTTACAGCCGCTCATTTTGAAGGGTTTAAAAATCTTTGTGAACAATTGCCGTTTGAGAGACGAGTTGTATTGCCGAGATATTGGCTTACGGATGGTCCTCCTGGAGGTCATAGAAATCCGCATTATTACTTTAAGAGGCTTGCGGATGGAACCACTTATACTGGTTCAGCACCTGGTATAACATTCTTGAGTACAGATTATGGGGGGACGTGGCAATATGGAGACACTCAACCACTAAGATTTTTAACCCCTTGGGCATATGAAAATAGAACTGTCGCAAAACAATCATTCTTGAATTTCCTTCAACAGTGTAGGAATGATGGAATTGGATTTAAATATCTTCATGATGATTCAGAGTCCTTTACCGATAACTTTTCTCTTGGATCGCCATTCTTTTCATTAGCATCCACCGATGATGCTATAATAAATTTTGCGACCGGTACACAGAGTTTCCTTTTTATACCTGATGCTCGTTCAACCGAAGCAATAGTAAAAGACAGTAGGTTTAATGGAATAACTTCAAGCATCACCAATAGAACTTTCGCACAAGAGTTTAAAGTTGCATATGATCAGATAAATGCATTGGACGGCATAGGGGCATGTGGTGCGAGTGCTGGAACAATATTGTCGTATTTTACAACAGTCACTAATCGTAATGATTTTAAGAGTCCCTATGTTTCTGACGAGACTCGCAGGGTATTGAGAGCATGGGACACAGCAAATCAATTATTTTGTCAGGGTGATTTGAAGGCTAAAATCATAGGAGATTCTCTACGCGAGACACCTGGATTTGAAAATTGTAAAATTACTTCATCCGAAGTTTTCTACCAAACTGCAACAGAAGCAGAATATGCTGTGGATGGTGGTGGCATATTGGGTAAGGTAACACCTTTTATATTGTCTGGGTATGGACACTCGCACCACTCATACGGTGAACTGGCTTCATATCTAAGAACGACCTATGGATATCCGCCATCTCCTGGTGTTGACGATGATACGAAATATGGTAAAAAATTTGGTTGGCATCCAGTAAGTGAGGGTGGAATAACATTTTCAAATTCTGCATATCATGCATTGATTGCAAATCAAAAACGAGTTCGTGGAATTTTACGATCAAGACCACAGGCTCCACAAGAGGGTCTTAATTTCCTTATTAATGGAAGTCCGAGCGATCTCGCATCTAGTCTTGCCAGAAATGGATTTACTGGAGAATATGCTTCTGAATATTTTGTTGAAGATATTTACCATCATTGTCTTGCCGGAACAAACTATTTTATAGTTTTTAATACTACACCCGTTGTTAGTGGGGATATGTCTCTTATAAATTCTGCTCTTGTTGAATGGAGTAATATTAGTGGAAATGTCATAGCCACACCATGTGGTCCTACGGGATCAACAGGTAGTATTGTAGATAGAATAGATCTTTATGAGGCTGCAACAAATATGGTTGTGAGTGGTGCATATACTAATGACTCAACAAAGAGATTGTGGAGAATTACAGTTCCTCCGAATAAAACCACACTGACCAAAACAAGCACAACACAAACAAATCTACCTACTACTATATCGATACCATCCGGTAGTAGGGGAGTTTGGCTTGAAGCACCTGAATCTTATGGTTTACCAGAATATGAATCATCTTAACCTTGACATCTTGTTTTTTTGACATAGACTGTTAGTATGAACATCTTCGTATTGAATCGTGATCCACTGCTCGCAGCAATTAATATGTGCGACAAACATGTAGTCAAGATGATTGTAGAGGGCTGTCAGATGCTCTCCACAATCCACCGCATGGCAGGGAGTCATGTTGTTTACGCTCCTGTCGATCTCTATAAAATGTCATTCATGAATCACCCATGCACGGTATGGGCAAGACATTCAGTTGAAAACTACATGTGGCTTGCACATCATACACATGCACTTTCTTGTGAATACACAAACCGATACAAAAAGACCCACAAGGCATTTGAGATGACTTGTTGGTTCTGTAGACACGTTCCTACAAATATCATCCACAACAACAAACTGACTCCATTTGCACAGGCAATGCCTGATCAGTACAAGCATGAGGATGCAGTTGTTGCCTATCGTCAATATTACCTTGGCGAGAAGGCTAGGTTTGCCAAGTGGAAGTTTGGAAATGTTCCTACTTGGTTTGAACAAAAGAATCCGATGCTTGGTCTTGAAGTGGCTGTATAAATACCGTTGGAGTGAACAATGTTAGTCTTTGATAGCATTCGTTGGAAAAACTTTCTTTCATACGGCAACTATTTCACGCAGTTGAACCTCGCCAAAACAGAGATGACTCTGATCTGTGGCGAGAATGGTGCGGGTAAGACCACATTCCTTGATGCGCTTACCTTCTGTCTTTTCGGCAAGCCTTTCCGAAACATAAACATCCCACAACTACCAAACAGCATCAACAACAAGGACTGCCTTGTTGAGTGCGAGTTTCACGTTGGTAGTTCCAAATATCTTGTTCGCCGCGGTTTGAACCCAAAGATATTTGAGATCCATAAGGATGACAAACTTTTGGATCAAGACTCCAAGTCTAAGGACTATCAGAAAATGTTTGAGGAGCAAATCCTCAAGATGTCCTACAAGGCTTTCTGTCAAGTTGTGATACTTGGCTCCACGAACTATGTCCCCTTCATGAGACTGCCAGCGGCTGATAGGCGAGCCATTGTCGAATCTCTATTAGACATCGGTGTATTTTCTTCGATGAATGTTGTCCTCAAGGATAGAATTTCAACCAACAAGGATGATCTGCGTACCTGTGAGACATCGGTGGAGATTCTAGAAAGCAAGAAAGAGACGCAGAGAAAGTACCTTGATGCCCTTGAGGAGAAGAGTCGATCATCTCTTGAGGGTCTTGAGGAAGAGATACGGAACAATGAAAAGGCTCGCGATTCTCTGTCCGCGATTGTGGTCAAGGGTGGTAACGTGTTGTCTGTACTTGGGAAGAACCGAGATCTTCGTCGCAAGAAGGAACAATCCATCAGCGACATGACCAAGATTAAAAACACCCTTGAGAATAAGTTCAATATTCTCACTGAAGAGACATCAATTCTTGTAACCACGAAAGATGTTCCCTGTCCATCATGTGGACAGTCTCTCACAGAAGAGCATCGTGAGAAAGAGATTGTAATAAAGAAGGGAAAGACAGAGGAGATTCGAAAGGCTCTTCTTGATGTTGAATCGCGCATTGCCGCCGAAAGAAAATTCATCACAGACAACAAGTTAGACAATATCGAAGTTGAGTATGAAAAGTTTCTGTCTGTTCTCAATGAACACAGACAAAAACTTGCCGTTGCTGAGAAGATGATTGAACGTCTCAATGCTGACATAGAAAAGATTAAAAAGTCTCAGCAAAGTCTGACAACTGAACAGGATGTTCTTGATGAACTTGAACAGAAATGGGAAGACAGTAAAAAGCATTATGACGAGAAGCAAGAAGAACAGAAACTTCTTTCCTCTGCACAAACAGTTCTGAAAGATAGTGGCATCAAAACGAGAATCATCAAGCACTATCTTCCTATCATGAATAAGTTGATAAATCACTACCTTGCGTGTATGGACTTCTTCGTGCAGTTCAATCTTGATGAAAACTTTGGAGAGACGATTAAGTCGAGGCATCGTGATGAGTTCACATACGCTTCCTTCAGTGAAGGT